CCTCGATCGAGGTTAACAAAATTCCAGGTCCCCGGATCTTGGAATCTTCGTGTGGATCGTCTCCAGCCATAACTTATTTCAAGGTCCTTACGGGCCTGATACAAGATACCGCGCCTTTGAGAAAGGGCAGCAGACCTTGAGTGGTCCGCGGTGGCTCCACTATTGGCAGTAACAACTGCCCATTACAAGTATCAGCAATCACACCACGCGCTCACTACGCAAAGGTAGGAGAAGGCTAGCCCCCTAACCTCCACCTGGTGTCATCTAGGAAAGTAATGTTCTCACCCTTAACTACTACTGCTTTCATTAATTTCTTAACAAAAACAAATAGTGAGAAAAGAGCGAGTAAATGGATTCGACAACGTGAGTTGTTCAAATTCATTTATTTGCCAGTACAAGTCCTTGGTCTGACAGACCATTGGAAGAAGGGTTTCCGCATGTTAGCACTTAATATCAGAGAAATCTGGATTAAGTCGGGACCGAAGTTCACCTCTCAGTATCTGAGTGAGTGTTCTAGGGCGCTAATATGCTGGGCTGGTAACGAGAAATATGTTCAAGGTAAAACCTTGATCTCTCTTACCGCTTCCGGTCTACCCAAAGTTATTCCTATTTATCTAAGAACTATTATCCGAGGTTTTAAACTCGGTAGTGATTCTAGTAAATTGGTGCTTCGGGTGACGCTTACTGCTCTCAGTGTGTATAGAGTTATAGGTTTCGCTCCCATCTTTAAGTGGGAGACGATTACTGATCCATTTAGTGGATCTACTCCAGTACTTCCAGAAATGGAATTACGAAGAGTAATAGCACTTATGCCCTCGATTAAGGATCTTAAGAAACCGAATTTCCTGAATATTTCAGAAAGTTCGGGTCCAAACTATCCGCGAGCTACTTGGTCCTCAGCACTAGATGCATTTGCCATGGCCCGACATCCTAAACAGATGTGGGCATGGATCAAATGGTGTAGACACCATCAATGGGATTTACCCATTGTGTGGTTGCTGTGGATTTTAATTGTATCCACTCCAATCTCTCTCTTTGTCAGACTAGTTCGGCTATTCCATACTGGAAAGCCCACACTAGGATGTGTGGTCCCTAAGGACCTCTACATCGGGAGATTGGCCACTGTTCTAGAGGCAAGAGGTAAAGTCAGAATCGTTGCCATTGTAGATTACTGGTCCCAGTTAGTTCTGAGACCACTACATGACTCGATATTCCGGGCTTTACGTCGAATCCCTCAAGATGGTACGTTCAATCAAGAACGACCACTTAAGGAACTCTTAAACCGTTGTGTCTCTGGAGAAAGGATTGCTTCTTTCGATCTGTCCGCAGCTACCGACAGACTGCCGGCAGCCTTACAGGTTCAAATTTTGAACTTGTTTGGTGTACCAGGGGATCTTTGGATCTCCCTGTTACAACGTCCATATTACTATGTACGTAAGACGAGAGAGGGGTCGAAAATATCGACTGCTTATGAGTACGCCGTAGGGCAACCTATGGGGGCATACTCCTCTTGGGGTATGCTTGCTCTAACACATCACATTATTGTGCAGGTCGCGGCTAACCGTGTTGGTATAACCAACTGGTTCCGGGATTATGCAGTCCTTGGTGATGATATAATCATTGCTAATGATCTCGTGGCTCAGAGCTACAGAGCCTTAATGAACGATCTCGGTGTTGAAATCAACATGACTAAAAGTCACCACGGAAACGTGGCCGAGTTCGCTAAAAGATGGATACACCCCCTTCTAGGAGAGTTAACTCCCATTGGGGCGGGTAACATTCTGACTGTTGTTAGAAACGTACGATTAATGCCAAACCTCATCATGGATTCATTCATGAAAGGTTATCCTTTTACCTGGAATATAGTTTCACGGTCCGTAGACGAGATTACTCATTCTGGAAAATCCAAAATGGTAGCTCTCGCTACAGCCGTGTACTGTTTAGGACCAAGCGGTGTGCTCCATAATGGAACCAAGGGACCAGCCGAATGGCTAGGATCCATGGCGTCCAAATATTATGGAGGAACAGACCAATTACCTAATCTTCTTAATGCGATGCTTTATTCACGTAAAGTGGATAAAGCCGCACAAGTTGATCGGGAAATAGCCCGTAACCGCGAAGCCAAAGAGAAATTTAACACTCTTTGGAAACGGTATACACTCTCAGGTTGGAGTCTCTCCTTCCCTTGGGTGTGCCGAATTCATCCTGAAGCTAAGAAACTCAGTTGGATACTGGGTTTCACCGAGGAACTAAACGATCTTGGATCGCCTAAGAACCCACTAGCTTTTTGGACACTTCCTTGGCCTATACAGATAAATTATGAATTAATTTTCTGGGCTGGGGTGCAGCGGATAAGTCCGGGTTTCCATGCCTATGCTGCAGAGAGGGAGGAATTAGTTCCTCTACCTCCTCAGACAAGCTGGGAGCACGAGCTTAAGAGAAACGCTAATATCATCAAATGGGCCTCAACGAGACCCGAGTCGATGGATATGCTTATTCAGACAAGTCTGGATAAGTTAGCGCGACCATTGGATAGCGATGTCCTACCTGATAATCAGGTGGATATCGATTGGAATCGAGAGATGCTGAGTTCAGATTTTGTAAATCGAACCCTTTCGATGTATAACATGGTGATGGAGTTAATCCATCCACCATTAGCTAGACAGGAAAGATCCCTTGCTCTGGTTATCTACCAGGATTCCTCCGAGGTCTTTAGGCCTCTAGCCACTCCGCCGTACGAAAGTACGGGGCTCGCCTCAACAAGCGAGGTT